TGAATTNGTGTTAAAACAAAAGATAAAGAAACTGGAGGAAGCAGAATGAATGATATGACCGAACTAACTTCATACGAATTTCTAGGGTATCACCTCCCTTTCCAGATCATACCGGGACTACAGCGGTACATCGAGGAACACATCAAGCCCGGCCATTTCCTAACGGCTGTTATTCGTAATGATTTGACCGCAACATTCGGTAGAGCTGATCATGAATGCATGACTAACCTACCAGCAATCGTTGCCTACTTTTACAACGAAGCACCGAGCGCATGCTGGGGGAGTCCAGAGAAGATGAAAGCATGGCTGGAGGGATCGGAATGAAAGAAAAACAATTCCATGAACTGGTATTACACGAGACCTGTAAGGTCTATTACGACAATGATCATGAATCAGCACTGCATTTTGAGATAACTGCTGTCCATGGTGGATGGATCTATCGACTGGCGTACATGGACTCAATGGTATTTGTACCCGACATGGCCGCACATAGTGCTTTTATTGAAGGACATATGTTCAGGATGGAAAAATGAATAGAAATAATGTAGTCAAAATAAAAGAAGGGAAAGACCAGTGTAGTTATGTTTACCAGTTCAGCCATATGTATGACGCAAATACAGGGATAGACTGGAGAGTCATTACCTGTCAGAGAATAGTGACCAATGAACTCAAAACAGGATTCTACGACACACAGTCTTGGTATTTTGAGTCAAGCGAGGCAGGAATTAATGAAGTTGACCAATTAATCGACAAACTTATCCAACTCAAAGAGGATATGGCGGGGAAACTATGACCATTGACACAGAAGAATATACATTTACTTTCGGCAAGTACAAAGGTGAGTTCTTTGTCGATATCATCGAGAAAGACCCCTGCTATATCCAGTGGTGTATGGAAAGCATTGATTGGTTCACTTTATCCCCTGACGATCAGGATTACGTCAATGCCATGGCATCAATAGAGGTAGGAAAACATACCGACTATTGCTGAAAGAGTTCTTTTGCCTTGGCATCTAATCGTTTCAGTTTCAACGTGTAGCGTTTTTTGGTCGCTTCATAGGAAGACTTGCTGATCTTTCCTTGCCAACGATCCTTCTCCAAGGTAATCAAGTTATGGCGAATTGCCTCAACGGTACGCCCAATTTCCAGACCTTTCATCGCCATACCATAACTGACGTCATGTACATTGATCTTGATACCAAGGGATGATGCCAGTGCCGGGAGGATCTTGTACTGTCTCCCCAATTTGTCTCGACCACCCTTGGTAGCGATACTAATCTTATCCCAATAGTATGAAGCTGGTATCCATGGAGCCGATGGAGCATAGGATTTCCAAGCCCAGTCCATGACCTTTTGTGTCGCAATTACCGGATCATCCGCCAAAGGATCAACAATTTCCTCACCAAAAAATGCTGTTTTATTAAACAGAAACTCAAAAGTCATTGCTATTGGGCCAGATGGCATCACTGATGCAGGGATGATTGGAAGCGCGGCGTGATACTGATTCAGATCCATTACGTCACCAATAGGAATTAACCTGCGGATATCCCAAAAATAAGGATTACCCTCTTCATTATTCCAAGGCATGCGGAATCAATCGATCTGCACCAATCCACAACTTGCCGGACACTTCATCTCGAAGCGACTTACGCTCCTTGTCTTCATCTCCACCCGTCAATGCATAAGCAACCGCATTCATCCCATAGGCGATAGTGAAGTATTTTGCCAGCTTCCAAGGACGGTTCATCAATGACTTGGCAACGATTGGAATNGCCCTGTATGTGTATGAAACAAACGGCAATACAGTTGCTCTTGCTGCATTGATCCATGGGGCCGAAATATCATAATTCAGGAACTGGTCTCTGGCTGATATGCCTGCCTCAACCATACCCATTCCTTGAGACCTTCTGCGCATGTACGTTGCCATGCGGAACACTTCATCCTCATGCTGATAATACTGCAGCATTTTCCTGTCCAGTTGTTTTAGGCCAACCTTCCCCCCGGGGATATCAACACCGTGCCAGAGCGAATCAGCTATCTTCATCAGGAAACCAACTTGCTTCTGTAGCGGCATGTTATCGAACGACATCACGACAGCCTCCAAGCCAACAGGTGCTGTCCCGGTTACTTCATGGATCTCGTCGATTAATTTATTAAGTACCTCGTTCTGCAGCTCAGTTTCTGCAAAGGATGCACCAAAAGCCGAATTAGCCTTCGCCTCTTTATAGAGAGCGCCTTTGTTGCGCATCTCGTGGATAGCCCTGTATAGATCTGAGAACCGAACGTCAGCCATATCCATCAAGACAAAATTGGACATGACATTATTGAAGTGAACCACAGGATTACGAGCGGTCTTGTTGAGCTTGAATGCTGTCAGAACAGTCTTCCACCACCCGGCCTTCTGCATATTCTGAAGCTGATTGATGTCTTGGTAGATCTCCGCTCTAACAACCCTACCCGCTAACGCGCCATAGGCTTTGGCTTGAGATTTATTGATTCTGGCTTCAGGAACCTGAATCCACTCAGCGCCAGTAACCACGCCACCAAATTGAGTTGCGCTTTTAGCAGACATAACCTCACCCGCTGCAATTTTTTCTTTTGCAATGTCTGGTGGTAATGTCCAAGCCTCATTATTGGCAATGGTGTCAAAGAATTCACCTGAAGCCAAGTCGTGTGCCAGTAGCGCGAAAGTCTTGCCGACCGTGTATCGAGCGTCAACAATCTCACCCATATCTTCACGCTCTGATTTTGTCCAGTCCCTGTGAAGCTTGACCCGATTACCATGTCGTGCCCGAACAGTGTATTTCTCGGACGTATACCCTTCGCCACTGAATGGCTTATCAGAGTAATATGTCCTGAGAACTCTTTGTCCATTGCTGGTCATCTGATTCACCTTGTATATAATCTCTCCAATCTCAACCTGTTCATCACCAAGAGTTTCGAGCATTTTGCTTAAGTTGGGGAAAATGGACTTCCCGCGCTCCATGGTTTCTTGACCTGCGATCTTGTACCGCTTCCCAGACAATTGATCAGCCCACTTCTGAAGACCTGTCCGATTCTGCTCATACTTCGAGTAAACACGGTGAAGATAAGCGCCCTTATTTCGGTCATAAGCGTCTTGTGTAATGAGATTGAGATCAACAGCTTCCTGTCCTAACTGTTCAATTCTTTTCCGTATCGGTTCTGTGACAGCATCCCAAGCATCTTGTCGAGGAGATTCATTTACCAAGATTTCTTGGATCAGTGCGGCATTGGAATTGGTCACACCATTTGCAGTCATAACCTCAATGATGTCTCGAACCTCATCAGTGATCATGGCAATTTTGGAAGAACGATTTGCCTTAAGCTGAACATACTCGGAATCTAACTTGTAATTATCAATCAACCCACGGGCGACATGGTCAACAAAACTATGCGACCAACTCATGTGATCATTGTAAAAATCAACGGCAGCACGAAGTGTCTTGGCAGAAGCTATTCGAGTCAATTTGGGTAACTGGGTTGCCTCAGCAATGCCCCATATCCCCCTGAACACCGCATCAACAGGCTGGCCATCTTTTATGCCTTGGAGGACGGTATCCTTTGGAGTGGTTTTAGTGGTGCTGTTTTGCTCTGCAGTGCTGGATTGAACGGAGAACAAGGTCTGAGCCTGTGGTACATACCCACCCATTGAGAAACCACCTTCCTCGACAGACTCTCTGGCTGCAGCAAGAATGTTAATGACGTCCTGTTTTGACAGATGAAGATTCAGCCCCATATATCGAACAAGTCGTCTAAAGACAGAAACAATCTTATCCCAAATGGTTGGCTTAACGTCCCTTTCAGCAATGTGGGCAAGTACCTCTTCAGCCACCTCTTCCCGACCACTTTGTGTTCTGGTGTCGATTTTGTACTTCTTGCCAAGGCGATTCATTTCTTCTGGGTAAAGCTCGGCAACCTGATTCAACAGATTCCTCAGTAACTGCTTACCTTTCATGTCACTACCGAAAAGCTTCTTGATCCCAAGGTGTCCAATAGCCTCATGAAGGAAGACAACCATGGCTTCTTCTGGCACAGATAGTGCGTCAGCAACGATATAGATCTTGCCGTTATGGAATACACCGCGAACCCTTCCCTGTATCTTTCGCTTATTGATCTTGATTTTCACTGGCAAAGGAAGCTCGGACTCTGACTGAACAACATGAATCCGTTTACTAAGGTCTTTCGGCAATCCTTCCAGTGATGCAGCAGCGGCTTCTCTTGTTATGGGCGAACCTTTAGCTACGTCGCCAACAGAAAATTTGGTTCCATCCGTTCTAGTGCTTTGATTGAAAATAGGATCACCAAGACCCATACCACCATCGTACCCATTCTTTACATTCCCTCGCTTAAATTCATCCAGCGTAATGAATGGTCTCCCTTTATTCTCCCCCTCCAGTCCTTTCATCATTGTAAGTCTGGCAATATTATTCAGATTACGATACTTCGGCCAGCCTTCAATATAGAAACCATCCAAGGTTTGATCTTTGGGTTTGCCCTGCCTGTCCCATGACTTTGGCCGATAATTTCCACGATGGAAGGTTATCTTGTTTCCTTCCGATCCATAAAATGGGTCGTCAAAAACATACGTCTTTACTTGATCTGGGGAAACGATAACGACCTTATCGGCGCCAGCCCTTACGGACTCAGAGACATCCATGTAATTACGCAATAACCTGCGCTGTGATTTCGATACTTTTAATCTTGAACGATCCAGAACCAAAGAAACAATAGGCTGTGCTTCGGAATACGGAATACTCATTACATACTCGTTTTTGAATTCCATCATCCTTATGCCAAGAGCCTTAATCGCCTCCTGAAGAGGAGGATCATTAGCTTTATCCGCCCCATAGCGCTTATTAAATTCAATGCGTATGTGCTCATCATTTTCAGAATCATTCAAGATAACCACGTTGCGACGTCCTGTGGTGAATCCTTCTTCTCTGGAAAGTTTGCTGTAAGGATTTTCCTTTATGTAATCTGTAATGATCTTTGCCCCACCCTGATGTGGAATCTCAAGATTCATTCTGATCATTCTTTCCGCGCCACCAGAGTACAGACCGCTTGGAATTTTTAATCCAGAAAATCGACGATTCTCCGAATCTGTAAACTGTATCCATTCAACTTGTTCTTGACGAATTTCGCTTTTGGCAACAAGGGGATTGCCAACAACAACATACTCTTCAGTGGTCACATTGGTCTGTGCCAAGGTCTCGTGGTACTTCTTCAGGACATTGTCAATCTTTTCATCAGATGGGTCGCTATCATACTTTTCCTCTGAAACCAGATCAGAAGCCATCGACCCAAGCTGGCCAACAGATCGTGACATTAAACCATTCTCTGTTGTGCCGCCCTGACGATCTGCAGCGATAACAACCTCAAAGTTCCCGGGCTGATAGGGATCAATAGTGTTGTCATGACGCTCGTGGCTTATAACTGTCCCAACAAACGCATGGGCTGTAACATTTTCTCCAATTGCCATCGTATATGTTTTGCCAATCTGGAACCTCTTCAAAACATTTTTCTTCGTTAAAACGGTTCCATGCTGGTTTGTAATACTTGGCTTCAAGCCTTTGTTCCAGCTCTTTAAACTTTGTTTTATTCATCCCCCTTCTTAGGGAGATTCTCAACCACTACACCCCTGTTTTGATCAAGAATGGCCTTGTAATGATAAACAGTTTTCTCTGTAAAACGACTGGCATTGTTATCCACACCAAGAAGCTGGCGAACATATATGTTCAACAAACTTTTCATCGCTTCTTTATAGCTTTCGAATGCTTTATTCACCGACCTGTTGTTATCATTTTCTGGGCGAAGAGAATCTATTTCGTCACTTGTCTGCTCTTTATGGTCGTCAGCAAACTTGGTGATAGCAAGATCCTTCTCTTGATTCGGCTCGGTTGTCTTCGCAGGAATTCCCTTCGCATCTTTATTTTTTGACAACTCGGCGACTGTCGGCTCCCTTCCTTCTGCTGCAAGCTTGATAGCGTCTTTAATGGACTCAGCGTTCATAGCATTGAAGTTTGATTGAGCGTTCACTTTGACCAAATACGCACCAGATCCAAATCCAGTGTTATCGTGTCTTGGCTCAACAATTGTCCACTCTTCCAGATACTCAGCCTTCCAGTCGTAGAATGTCTCTTCGAGAGAGTACAGTCCGTTCATTTTAGCTGTCGAGACAATATCATCGTATCGAGACATAATGTCTTTATAAGCGTCTTCCTGAAACTTGAAATTAAATAGAGCAAGTTTCCCGGTTGCCCAGTATGCAAACCCTTTTTCCTCATCTTGTTTGCTTGCCCAATTTGGGAACATGTCGCGAAATTCAGTGTTATCAGTAGCCCAGTTATATACTGCAGCATCCCCATACTCATTCATGATGTCTTTAACATCAACACCAGCAGAACCTTCCTTATTAGATGAGGTCTGTGCATTGAGTGACTGCATCTTCTTTCGGAGAACATTGATCTTTCGAGCATCGGAAGGAATACCTGATCCTAGTATCGTATAGTAAGGAGTGGTCTCTCCCATACCAGTACGGAATATTCGACCAAGCATTTGCTGAAACACATTAATATCGCCGGATGGTTCCAGAATGATCATATGTCTGTCCCTACGATCACCATGCTTTAAACTGGAGTGAAGACTAACACCCGTTGATCCAGACTGATTGATGATAATAGCGTCAACAATACTCGGAAGCTTATTCCCATCTTTGTCTTTAATTTCACCGTTAAACCCGTCAATAATATCGCGCTTTTCAAATTTATTGACCTTGTAAAGCGTTATTGGCCCCTCACCTGCGAAATGTTTTGTGTAATCAAGACCAATAGCCCCAGAGAAACGTCCGGTAATTTCTTTTACATTAATTTTTTTATTCTGCTGTTTCTTTACCTCGTATTCTAGCTTTTTGCATAATGTAATCAATCGGAGACAAGGGGAGATCCATTCCTTCCAACTGTTGCTTGGCAAAATCAATTGTCTCTTGAATTGAATTTCTAGCCTCCTGAGACAAGTCAGCCATATCGCCCAAATTTCCCTTGATTGGNTCTATGTTCCGACCAAGAGGTATCGATACGTTCAAGCTCTTGTTAACCCAGAATTCCATTAATCCAGCCCAACTGAGATCTGACATATCGTCACCAACATTTTTATTCATACGAGAAACGTACTCGTTGAGCATTGACATGTTGGTCTTGTCCAAACCAATGACAGGCTTCCTGCCATTTTTGATATCATCAACAATCTTATCCAACAGCAATATCAGACTTACTTGCAACGGAAATCTGATCAGTTAAGGTATGTATCTGGTTGGCGATGTTTGTAAAATTAACGCCCAGCTTCTCCCCAGACGCTTTTTCCCTCATGTCTATACGCGCAACATCATCGTCATCTATTTGATTGCTTTGCCTTAACATGGCAGCAACAGCCATAGCATCGTTGCCATACAAAGCATTCATCTCGCGGGTAACTAACTGATTTGTCCTGATCGCAGATTGAATCGCATCAGTCAGCCTGTTGATGTTGTCCTTGTCTCTTTCCAAATTGTCTGTGTTGAACTCAGTCCTTATGTCAACTTTGGAGTAATCGATTTCTCGTCGAAATAACTGTCCTGATCGAGTTAAGGCTCGGGACATTTGCTCCTGCAATTGAATGCCACCTGTGGTCAGCAGATGAACCAACTCTGCCATCCCATCCATCGCGTCAGCAAGATCCGTGTTGAAGTAGAATGCCAAATTCTGAGGATTCTTTGCAAAGGTAGCCGACAAGTAAGTCGTCCCGTAAGCCTGTTTAATCATTTCGGTTAGAAATGCATTGGTATTATGTAGTTTTGTTCTGTCGAATTTTGCTGCTTTGTGCGACTCGTCCAAGATCAACACAACATCATTATTCTCGATAAGCTTCCTTATCGCATCCCTTCTCGAATTCTCCTTATTAATTTGAGAATAAGTGGTGAAAATAGCATTAGTTCCCTCTGGCATTTTCCCGTCTTTAGCCATGGACTCCGTCTTTTCTTTCGTTTCCTTTGATGGAATTTTATGGATCAGCGGTGGCTTCTTAATATTGTCCTCTGTTTCTGGGGCATTCCTGTCCTTGATGCCGCCATCTGTATTAGTAATAAATGGATTAACGTCAGTAGTAAAAGAATCGACCATGTCGTAATACATGTCGGTATAAAGACCTTCATTCTCTGTAACAAAGATAGGTATTTTCCCGTTTTTAATTGCCCAACGAATTAGTCCGCCGCCCTGACGACCCTTACCAACACCTGTCTGGTCAGCAATAATAATCGAACGACGCGAGGGAGAAGACATTTGATGTATTGCAGCGGCAATTGTCTCCACTTGAAGGGACATGAACGCTTCATCAAATTGCGCTCTATCGGTATAACCCAATTGATCCATTACATATTGATCTAAGTCTCCAACCTGCTCCTCAAGATTAAGGATGGATTTCTCCATGTTGTCGGCCATTGCTGTCGGAACCTGATATTCACCCTCTCCCTCGCGCTGTTTTGCAATTGGAACTTTCGGTATCTGTGCCTCTACTCTCCCCAAAGATACAGGTAATGGCTCAAGGAGTGGACTTCGTAAACCGATTTTCTCTTGTATCCACTCACCGATTTGTCTAAGAGTAAGCCCCGGAGGCGAACTAACCCCGGGAGTATCCACGCCAGTTGTTCCCACTCCTCCTTGTCCAGACTGTGTCTCTTCAGTAGCTCCGGTAGGCTCGGTTCCTTGGCTATTGTCGCCAGAAACTTGTTCGTCAGTCGGTTCTGATACATTTGTTTGGTCATTGGCACCGCTGGCATCCGAACCGTCATTAGATCCTTCTCCAGCTTCGTTAGCCCCGGCAGTCGGGGCACCCATGTACTCTCGGTAGTTGACATTTCCGTCCCTCACGTCTTTTAAAAATTGAAATACATACTTGTCGAATTGGTCGAATAATTCAGGGATTCCATCAGCCAGTTCGCGGCCAAAATCTTTTATTGAATTACCTGAGTCGACGAACGTGCCGTAAAACACAGACAAGACCTTGCCTATCTCGACATAAATTTCTGGGTCAAGGTCAGGATTCCTCTCACCAACATCAGCGAGAGAGAACATGGTGTCGGTGAATTCGTCAATACTACCCACTGCTTCGATTAACGATGCCGACCCTTCTCCGCCACCCAGAAGTCTGTTTAAAATATCTATCTCTGCTTGAGATCCGCCAAACCTTTTGACACTGTCAGTAATTTGCTGACCAACAGGTTTTGGTTTTGGTCGCGGTGTACTCTCACCCCTGCCACCACGACGACCTCCGCCAGTTCTTCCACCAGTTCTATCACCACCCGGTCGTCTTCCTCCGCTTTCCTCTTCCGGTTGGTCTGCACTACCATAAAGGATTTCACGAAGATCATCATCACTCATACCTTCGAGCAGGTTTTCTTCCTTGAGATCATCATTTAAAAGAGATTCTTCACGAGAAATTTCAGCATCTGCAATAATTTGATCCAGATTGTCTTGGTATTCTTTAACCAATCTATCGAACTCAACCTGAACACCAAATCTTAGATGATAGTCCTCTCCATTTTGATCAAAACTTATCTCGCCAGAGTCCGATGCTTTAGTATCAATGAACATCTGTTTTATGAGTTCATTGAAATATGCCCTCTCTGCCTTTTCTGGGTAGACTGTTGCAATGTATCCATTCTCGGGAGATANAAATCCTTCAGCNGCTGATTCNCCCTGAAGAAACGGATTGAATGCNCCATCTCCCTCGGCCATTATCGCATCAAAAATATGAGCCTCTGTCGCTCTAGCGAGTAACTCAAATTTATTTGACCAATATGGGTCTTGCGCATGACCAGTCACTACATCCATGTACCGGGAATTTTTGTAATAAGATGTCGGTCTCATGAATTCATCAGGTCGTCTTAATGCTTTTTCAAGGCGCGTTTTAAGGTTTTGAAGCAGCTCTATATCATTATATTCTGTCCCTCTATTCCTTATATATTTCGCGACCTCTACCTTTATTGTCCTGTGAAGAGCAGAAATGCTGGGCTTCATTTTCAATGTTTCAGCTAAATTGTGCTCAACACGTTCCAGCCTGTTACCAAAGTTGTGAGTCCACTCATGAGCAACAGAACCATCGCCATTACTCCGATTGAAATGAATCATGCGGATGTATTTGTAATCAACATCCCCCTCATTCAATTGACCTTCTATCTTCTTATACAATGTGGCTGCATTATCAGACATATCGTAAGCAATATTTTTGTCTTTAAGAAGATTGCGAAGAGCTTCTTTATTTGACTCAGTCTCTTCATCATCAATATTCAGTTGCTTGTAATGGGGATGGAAAAACGCCAATCCGGTTTTCTTCCCGTGTCCACTTGCTCCAAGAGACAGGTATAGATGCGACCCCATCACCTTCAATGGAAGTCCAGTCATATAGGCTAAGTCTGAAAACGAGTCATACACCAAGTCACGATACTGCTGCTGCTCAGATACGGTCTCACCTTCGATATAATCATCCTTGACCCAATCTCCATAAGTAACACCCATGAATCCAAACGTGTCAATTATCTCGTCCGTGCTGACATGTCTTCCTTTGCGATGATCGGGCATTCCTGTTCGTTCAGCAGCAAGCTCAGACAATTTCCGTCTTGGTCTTGGAACTCTCTTCGCCCTTTTTGAATCCTCTACATTTTCTAATTCAACCTCCTTCTTGTATATTTGATGTATACGATTGAACGAAAGCTTCGGAAACATGGGGGCAAAATCTGAAGAAAACGAATTCTCTGTTTTAAAATCAGGATCTATTCCGTGATAACGCTTTTTATTCTCTCGCATTTGTCTCATGCATAAACTCATAGACAGAATCATCAAGATCAATAACCGCTTGAAGCGTGTATGTTTCAGAATTCTGCCCATAAACAGTATCCGTTCTGGTGGTGAATTCTTTTTCGGCTAACGCATCCCTGAAAGTTTTTACATTAACAATGCTGCTGTCATTCACGAAATCCTGTATTTCACCAAGCATTTCAACATAGGCATCGACTAACTGAAGGACATCATCAATTGTCTGAAGATTGTATTGATTCTCACTATCATATTGAGTGAGTGGTTCGTTTCTAGCTATGGCCAACAGTGCTTCGGTTGGTGTGACCACCCCTCTTTCGGCACCAATATAGGGGCCGACAAAGTTTAAAAACTGTGGAACAGCATGCATCAGTTGTTTGTACATGCGTCGAACACCTAAACTCTTCCCGGTATAATCTGCTCCTTTAACGTATTGAGCATGCGACAACAACATTCAGGATATCTTCTACCAACTGATCAGCGTCAGTTAGATTTCTTGGTGTTTTCTTCCACATNTCGTGTGGTCGGCGGATTCTTCCACCACGACTCCCATCAGAATCCTTCTTTATCATTTGGGCATTAGTGATTTCAGTGATCTCACGAGATCGCTTGCCACTAATGGATGTCAGGTAATACTTTCCATCTATTCTTTTGACATATTTATTGGTTTTGCCTTTGGAAAATATATAGAAATCATTCTTCTTCCCAACAAAGGTAAGCTTCTCATCGTTCATCGGCTTTTGGCCGCTTAAAGTTTGACCACTAACCTTAACTTTCTGACCCTCTTGGACAGTATCCAAGTAATTTTGGACAGCCTCTATTCTCGCTTGCTGCGCTTCATCGGTCTCTGTTGGAGTTGTTTCGTCTTCTGTCGTCGTTTGATCTTCTGGGTTGGCTTTATCCCCGGGGGTTTCTGGAGTGGTGCCTTCTTCAGTCGTTCCGCTGCCCTCTTTCGTTCCGCCTTCAGTTGTACCTGCGCCCCCTTCAGTAGTGTCACCCCCAGACCCACCAGCAATAGCGCCACCGCCACCAGTATTTCCACCAGACCCATCGTTTGTTCCGCCATTATCATTTCCGTTGGTTTCATCATCGGGTAGAGGCTCAGGTTGGCCACCCCTAACAACATCTGCCGACAATCCAGCAAGCCTTCTTCCAATATCCGCATAAGCCTTCTGATCTTCTTCGGGCAATGCGTTGAAATCCTGCATGGTGAAATCGCCACTATCAATTCCTTGCTCAATGGCATCACGGTGTTGCTGTCTTAAGTAAGCATTCTCGCCTCTGGCCGCCAAATTGGTTTGGGCGGATCCAGCATAAGCAATAGCCTGATCTTCATTAGTCGGAACCTTGTATGGATTCTTTAAAACTTTATTAAGTTTCTTCAGCTCATCCATCGCCCGTTCTGTCGAAATATTATTTATGTCAATATTGGCAAAATCGCTTACAGCAGCAATATTCTCCGACAACTTGGATCTACCTTTAACCGTATTGATACCAAGAGATTTGCCAACACTATTAATCTCCGCCCTGCTCATATTCAAGAGGTCTGATGGATTTATAGATGTATTGATGTTCCCTGCATTAAAAGCAGCGCTTGCAGCAGCACTTTTTACTGCGTCTGGAGTATAGGTATTCGCCTTAACACCTTGCTTGAAGGTCTCGAAATCAACCTTGTACGCAGGAACATTTGGTGCCTCACTGGGAGGAGTCTCTGTAGGCGGAGTCTCTGTAGGCGGAGTCTCAACAGGAGGAGTTTCCACTGGCGGAGTAACAGGAGGTGTCTCAGTTGGAGGTGTCTCAGTTGGAGGTGTCTCAGTTGGAGGTGTCTCAGTTGGAGGNGNCTCAGTAGGGGGCGTTTCCGCTGGCGGAGTCTCTGCAGGAGGAGTTTCCGCCGGAGGCGTCTCTGCTGGAGGAGTTTCCGCCGGAGGCGTCTCTGCTGGAGGAGTTTCCGCCGGAGGAACTACCTCTGGCGTGGTAATTGGATCTGTAGGAGGCGTTTCTGCAGGAGGTGTCTCCCCGGGCGGAGTATCTGGGGTACTATCAGTAGGTTGTTGAACGGCACCACCACCAGAGGCGGGAGGATCATTCCCATCATCTGGGTTATCTTGGTTATCCTCGTGTGCTTTCCTGATAATGTTAACAAGAACAGCATGCCTTTGCTCTGGATCTTGGATCTCTAGTGCAGCCTCGGTTGCTGCAGAATCATATTTGGCAGCGGCATCGATCAGCAACATTTCTTGTTGATGTGCATCAGGGCCGCCTTTAGCTCTTTTTGCCTCCGCTCTTGCATTAATCAATGACAGGGGAGCGACACCAAAAGCAACACCAAGACCTTCTCGAAGTGCAGAGTCGGGAACACCAGCCATGAGATTTCGGGTTCCATCGACCAAATCCTTATAGGCTTTGTTCTGAAAATACTGTTCAGTCGCGCCCTGTGCTGCCTCTGTCGGTATTTCTGATGCCTCAAGAATTGCAAAGTTCTTCAGGGCTGACTTGGTCAACGAGCCACTGATTGCTTTTTCAATAAAATGACCAGTAAAAGAACCCAACAAGAAGGTTGGGACAGCAACATTTTTCGCCCCTTCTATACCTGCTTCTCTGGAAAGCCAGATTCTTGCTGTATTGTGAGCAGTATCTGAATCCATGCCCTTATCAACCAGCTCGAAATACTTCTTCTTGAATGTGTCTGATTTGTTGAGAACCTCCGCAGGTGCTCTCATTATCTCTTGCTCGATGGCCATCCCAACAGAACCGGACGTAATCATTGCCTCTGCAGAGCCATAAGCAGCAGTTCCTAATGCCGTGTTGTACTTTGCTGTACGGGCGGCCATCTCTTTGGTCGCTTTTTTAAGCGCTAACTCGTGAGTAATCCCTTCTTTAATAGCTAGTTTATCGGCACCTTTCCTAATGGATTTTCTGACAATTCCTTTTATCAACCCCTTCGCGGCCAATTTAAGCAGACCACCACCAGCAATCATTGCCGCAATGGATCCAATACCCGATCCAGCCAGATCGGCATAAGAGTAGATATCACTCCACGCCTTTCCTAAAGATCCGTCATCACGAATAAACATTTTCTTGCTGGATTTATTCGCTACTTCTGGTCTTGCAGTATTTATGTAATTCGACAATCGACTGAGCGCCTTCCCCGTCTTTTTCAACGGGTCGGCGTCAAACATATAGTCCAGTGTTTTTGCATCAGCGGCAAATCCTGAGACAAAGGAGGATGCCGTGGTTAAACCAAGTGTCTTAAAGAAATCCACACCGGGGATGGATGAATTCTCGCTACCTTGTGACGGTTGCCTTGGAGCAGCACCTACTTCTGCAAGGCGTTCTTGATGTTGCTGTTCAGGTGTTTTGAACCGCTCAGGGATACCGTAAGCGGGTGCTACATATTTATTTGCCATGTCTCCCTCGTCGCGTGAGGTTTATGGTTGATCGTTACGAGCTTGTCGGTTTACTTACTCCGTAAGCTATACTTCTGGCCTTATCCGCACTGTCGCCAAGGTATTTGCCATATGCGTCAACGAATGCTTGTTGTTTATATTTATCCCAATCGGGAAAGTTGTTAACGTAGTCTTTTTTGATCAAATACCTCTGCCCTGCAGTTAACTTAATCCGTCCTTTATTGTTAGATATAATTCCATATTGTTTCTTTTTCTGTTTTCTGAAATCCCTTTTTACAGAAATTTCTTGTTGTCGAGCAACACCTTTTTCGGAAATAGCCTCTTGTTTATGAGGAGCCGCCGCACCAAGTTCAGGAGTATCTCTGGTTGGCGCAGGGATTAATGGTTTAGTATCAGCCTTCTTGTCAGTTTCATTATATCCAGAGACCTTACTGGGATCATTCATCCCAATGTCGCCATTCTGAGTCATGTGAAAAAACTTGGAATACACAACCCGCTCGAACTGGTCATAGCTCTGGTCATAAGCCCTAGCCATTTCCCTATTCAAAAGATCTTCATATCCCTCTTGCCCCGGNTCTAATCTCATTGGATTAGCATCAGTTCCAGCNCCTTCTTTTAGAACTTCTGCAGNCTTTGACTTCGCTTCATCCTCATTNGGAACCAGCATTTTATTTGCCAAAGAATTAGCAACTCGAGATACATTGGCAACATTTAAACTGAACTGTGACCGTCTTCCAATATTGGTAACAACCGCAGCAATGTCTCGGCCCAAATTACGATCACCAGCCTTTCCGTAACTGATAATGCCTTCTTTGTACTTCCCATATTGTCGGTCAATCAGATGTTCAGTTCTTTTATCCCACTCTGTTTTTTCTTTAAATATCGTTGATGTGGTTTTCATATTTGCCTGTTTTATAACTTTTGCCAAGGCAGCTTGAGAAGCCTTTTGTTGGAGCAAATAAGTTTGTTGGAACTTGGGATCAGCCATTGATTGAAGATGAATAGCGACATCATCACGAGTATCAAAACGCATGGTGCGTCCATTCTCGAAAGTAATATCCCATCCGTCCTTCTCGCTACCGGAGTAAGATTTAATGTCATTCGTGGGATCGTTGTCATCTTGGCTAAAATGCTTGGCCATGTCCTCGATGGTTGCACCCTGATTCCACTGCTGCGCCCAACCAATATATTTCTGGGAATCTTTCTTGGCATCCAAGCCAATCGTGTTTAGGTCATAAGTAATGCCAGCATTATCCAGTGCAAGCTTGGCCGCGCCTAACTTGAGATTAATCTCTTTTTCACGAGCAGGTGCATTCTTCTTCCATTCATCGAGTGTTAATTTTGCGCTCTCATTGTTGACTTTTTGGCCAGAAATACTCAAGTCACCAGCTTCAATCTGCTGCTTGGTTAGCTTTTCTTGGTTGCCGCGCTGAGATATGCCGTACTTATATTGCTCCTGTTGGTTTTCAAAGTTTGTTTTGTCTCGTTCAGCTTGAACCGCAGCAGAATCTCGTGCTGTCTGCATGTCCTTTTTATGCTGAAGATAATCCGTCTGATGCTGATAAGAATCAAACGCTTCGTTTAAACCTTGATATAAGCCGTATCCCATATCATCCTCCGGCGTAATCGCCATATCCATCCGCAGAAGATGGGTCAGTCCACCCAGAATAATTATTCTTCGGCGGAGTATTGGGTTTTTCTCCATACCTATCTGCAGCATTGGCAAATAGTTTTCCTGACAGGGCGAAAGCGCCAGAAGCATTACTTGCTTGATTGGCAGATTGATTATTCAAAGTATTGGAAACACCACTGGTTGTTTGACTGGCACCCAGTTGCTGCATATTCAATCCCGGCATGGTGTTGTACTTGTTTCCTGTTCCCAGAGCGGCGATCTTTCTGGCCCAATCTCGGTCATCTTCCTGCAATCGAGATCGATTCCTGCCGTGTACTCTCGCCAAAGCCTCTGCATTATCCAGCCGTTGAGCGTTTGCTCCCGCTACACCAGATGCAGGATTGATCCCATAACGGGACTGTCGTCGCATTTCCTGCTCCCGTTGAAGACCATATGCCTGAGCAACGTCAGCGTCCGATCTGGAGGCCGCTCCTTCAAAATCTGGGCCTTGGTTTGCTCTTGCGATAATCCCTTCTTGGATTGGATCGATGAGCCGATCATTGCGATCCCGGCGATCAATAGCATAGTTCCTGTCAGCGGAATGCTCCTGCAGATTTATTTGATTATTTTGCTCGACAATACCTCGATTGAATGCATCCCGCTCTTTGTCATAAGCAAGCTTGTCTCGCTCAAAAGCAAGAGATTGAGAAGCTGTATCATTGGATCTATTGGCGGCATCATGCCCCGCCTTTGCTGAAATTAACGAGGTGACAGCCATGGCACCTGTTACAAAATCTGGCATTACAAGTCCTCCATATACTGATCAATGGTTTCAGACTGTGTTTTCATTCGTATCTCTTCGCCAACCTCGTCGGCCCATTCAGCTCCACCACAAAGCAAAGATGCCTGATGAATTAAGCTTACAATAGAACATCTTAACGTATATGAGATGTCCTGTCTTTTTCCTTTTTCCAGCTTATTTGCAGCAAGCCATTCCAATATTGCGACCTGCATAACAGGCATAATTAAATTACAATTTCGCTGATAATAACCATTTAGCGGAATATCGACTAATATTATCCAAAATGCGCCATTAATGTCGTCATCAGACCTGTCTTTATCTTTGTCGATCAAGTCATCCCAGAGATGACAGGCCGCAAAAAACATTAAACAGGAATTCAGCCGCATCCTCATCGCCTTTGACGATGTGGAGAATCCAGTCTCGATCAGCGTTCATTAACCGTTAGAAGCCTCTTTCTGATCTTCGGCGTCAATAAACCAGTCTGCTGCAGCGATTTCAATAGGGGTGGTTTCAATATCACCAAGATCCTTGAGGAGAATTGGAGAAAATGAGAGGTCAATTTCTTCATCGGCAAGAGCTTTGACCTTTTTGTTGAGTTGCTCCAACCCTTTTTCATTGTCTTCAAACCCGTAATTGCCTGTTTTCTCGTCCAGTTTCCCCATTTTTTTGACGAGATTATTTCTTCGCTCTTCAAAAGAGATGGTAATATCCTGAACCTCTTTCAGAAGTTTACCAACCGAATAAGCGACACCCATCTTCATTTGGGATTTACTCAAAGTCTCCAGCAATGACTTTGAATTCAATATATTCAGTACCGTTACTTTCATTTTTTAATCCTCTTATATGTTTCAGAGATATTTATCGTGAGTTAATCATATCACACGATTTTTGCGGCCTCTGCCGCTTTCACTGCATCTCTCGCCGCTTTACGAGCTGGAGTATGTAGACCGGATGCAATATCTTTCACGATTTGTGATTCGTTGGTTACATCATCACCTACATCCACAACATGACGGTGGTAGTTCTTGCTCAACTCCACTCCATTTTCCATTAGTCGCGTGATTTCTTTAACCCGTATTTGTCCATCTTCCAGAAATTCACCCGCATATGATATTTTCTTAATGACTGCCATGATTTTATTTCCTGTAGTTATTGAAGTATTTTATAGGTAGCGGATAATATTACACGACCTGTGGCACTAAATTTTGCACTTGTTAATAAATTTACTCCACCAGCAGCATTCCATAAATATAAATCAATATGTGAGGTTGACGCTGCAACTAATCCGGCAACGGATTCAGATGCGGTAATACTAAGTCCCGACGCAAATCCAACATAAATTGGGCCATGATTATGAGCAGAAAATGGTAATCCGCCAATATGAGCAGTTTGGGCGGTATTTAAACTACCAAGAGCTGTAACAGACATGTCAACGGTAATTCTGACGATGTTACCAATTTTTGTGTAAGTTCCTATCTGATTACCGTAAGTAGGTGGAGTTGGATCAGTTGCTAACGTATCATCCCAAAGCTCAGGAGTGAAAGTTCCTTCTTCATAATCATCCAGTGTATTGACATCGCCAGTATTCGTGAAGGCAGACGGAAAAGTTATTCCTTTGCCTGATGAAAGAATTATATCTCCAGCAAATGTTGAATTTTGTGTAGGACTTATGGTTATTGCGGCAGTGTTATTGGTTACCAATACAGTGTTTGCTGAAGCCTGATTTCCTAGATATGCTGCCCCACTGGTACAGTACAAATACATGTCTTGGCCAGACATATTCAAAGACCCCGCTCCGGTGGGCACAGACCATTTGAGCGGCATATTTGCAACGGGAGCTATACCAACTCCGATGGTTCCGGCAAATGTCGAATTTTGGAATGTGTCTATTGTTAATGCTGGAGTGTTATTTGTTCGTAATTGAATATCATTATCGGAATCAAACCTGAAGATACCACCTGCATCTAAATATTGGATATACGCCCTTTGGTTTCCTCCTTGCCACATAGCTATATAAGGTGATGTGGTGAGGCCACCTGTTATATTGAGAATACCTCTGGCGTTTGTCGTTACGTCCCCAAGAGTTAGTGTCGTGTCTACATCACCTTTACTTATGTTTACATCACCAGTAAACGTGGCATTTTCATTTATATCAACGGTCAGCCAATTGGCATCGGAATTATCTGTAATGTTATATGAGCTACCACCACCTCCCAATAAACTCTCACTGACTCCATTTATTCGAGCAAATATATCAGTTGCAGTAACCCAGATATCTCCTTGAGCTGGAGTTGTTTTGGCAACACCTGTGGGAATGTTGAGGCTTGCTAATGTCGTGGTTCCGGCTACAGTATTTACTTGCCCTGCAAAGGTCGCGTTTTGGGAGGAGTCGATTGTTAAAGCAGTAGAGGTCGCGTTATCAGAAATACCCGTAGAAGTTAATGCGGCCATTGTGACATCGCCAGTGACCCCTAAAGTAGTCCCGTCCCAAGTGAGATTGGGATCACCACCGAATGCACCACCGTTGTTGTATTGAATTTGTGTATCAGCGCCGCCGGGGAATGTATCAACAGTTAAATCATGATCTACTCCATTATCATCAGTAAAGAACAAAGTATTAGGTGCAGTATTTTTAAGCCATATTTCTCCGTAACCAGCAAATACAGGTTGAGCACCTGCCGCTCGTTCTAATAATCTGATTCCCCCTGATTCTAATGTAAAACCAGCACTGTTAACTGTTGTAGTTAGTGTTTTGCCAACACCAGTACCTGTGTACTGTAACCAATGACCTTGATTTTCTACCCAATGGCCTACAATGTTATTATTTGATCCCCACCGTACATCACCAGCTTGTGTTGGATGGGTAGAGCCATACATAACGATTTGTCCACCATCATCAAAATCAGAACCCCCAGTAATTGTTAAACCACCAATTGTCCCTACTCTTGTGATTTTTGGAAATGATGTAGTAGCTGCACCTAACTTAATATGTAAGCCAGATGCCAGAAGGCTGAATATTGTTCCATCCCAAGTAAAATTGGGATCTCCCTCGATATCATCAGATGCAGCAGCGCCAAAAGCAATTTGGTTATCAGTGATTGATCCGCTAATCTTTCCAAAGTACGGCAAGGATGCCCATGCAGTCGTCCCATCACCAACCTTCATGAAGGTAGTATCTGTCTCGTACCCGAACTCAGCTTCAGTTAGTGTAGGATTATTTGAATTCCAGTTGGCTGCGGTGTCCCTGCGAACCTGTACCTGCAAAATAACACTCATTAGGTAACACCGCTGGCTGATCTTGCCACTTGACCAACACTGTTACAGGCAACAAATACATTGCTGTCTTCGTCATAGTGAATGCATAAAATATTAGAAGTAGAATTAAATCCTGTAGTAACAGTAGTCCAACCAGTGGCATTAGTCATATTCACATCATCGAGATATGCCAATGTTGCATTGTCGCCAACAGCAACAAGTCTTGCGTGGTCAATAGAATGTGCAAAATCATTAATTCTATCCGTTATTGTGGTAGTGTCAGTATTGCCGTAACCACTAACAGAAACCTCTGTATGAATATCGCCTGAAACTTCGGCTGCAGCAAAATAAAGGGCACCACTAATCTCGAAAGCTTCGATTGCGCTTATGCTGGTGGTTCCTAAATACACATTGGATCCTGAATTAGCAGTGGCAGCCGCAAATCTTTTTATATTATCAGTATAATCTGCAACAAAATTATCAGCATTAGGCCCAAGTGAATCTGTACCAAGGTGATATCCATTCCCACCATCAGCTATTCTTATGCCTGTATTTACTGTCCATGTCGATCCATTATCAGCGGAATACATAAGAGTTAATACTGGACTCGAAATCAGTCGCTCAAAAAATGCAACAAATCGAGACTCTCCAACATAATAATTTAATATTTTTATATCTGCTGTTCCGTTTACACCTGCAATGGATGGAACAGTTGTCGTATCCTCAGTCCATGTTGTGCCATTTGAACTTGTACCGAAAACACCCGCATTGGCCCCCCACATGAAACGCTGATTATCAGCGTCATAGGCGACACAATTGATGTGCTCAGTTGTTGTTATGGTTGAAGCAGTCCATGTTTGACCATGATCTGTGCTGTAAGCAACATTTCCGCCATTCCCAACAACTATCCAATATTTTGTAACACCAATATATCCTGATGTAATGTCATTGATTGGAAGGCCGCTAAACAATGTCGTGATGACCGACCAATTGCTTGTACTCACCGTTAAACAGACATCACTTACCCCAACCGTAATGACATCTGTTCCTTCCATCGTCATATTTACAGTGGTGTCATTTGCGTTGGTGGTGTTGTAATCAGACGAGGCGATTGATCCATAGTAAATATTTGCTCCATCACCTGTAAATTTAAGCCTTCTTCCTGCTCGGAAAAGGGCTGTTGCGTCAACAAGATCAAGTCTGAACTGAGTGTTCGTAACCCGATTAAAAACATACCCGGGACAATATTCTGAACTGGTTTCTGCCATGTTGGCTCCTATGGTGACCAGAATTTCTTCTGCAGTAGGATTTGTTACCGTGACGTTGCTTCCGACAAAATTGAACTTGGTAACACCTGATGTAAGCTGGACACCTTCATCTTCAACAATTATAGCACTGCCGCCTCCTCCCCCACCAAGAACACCATATGGCCCTGAAGATTGACCGACATAAGAAGTATCCGATGCTCCGCCATCAATACAAACAATATTTGGAAGATTGATTGCGACATTCATTGTCGTGGGATTCCCCGTCCCCATTTGGGTCGGGCCGCCAAGAACATCCCCGGCTAAATTGAAGTCATACAATATCGTAGAGGAAGTGACAACAACCGTGCTGGTCGCGGCAGCTTCCGTTTGTAGACCAGCATCAACAAGATCCTGCATCGTGATCCATCGTTCTAACGGATCAAATTTCCCTTGGCGGATATCCATGATCCGCTTTATAGGATCAAGTATTCGTAATAAATCCTCCTGTGAGAAGGAGAAGGGTATATCTGGTATTGATGGGATGCCTTTGGTTGCCATACATCACAAAAGATCGCTAACTGATGAGGCTATTGTAATCTCATTTACATCCGTGAATGTTTGTATTTCTATCTCGTACTGACGATATCTGCCACCAGACTTAAATCGAAACGGACGATCATCAATAACCGTTGCGGTATCGATGAGATTACCATCACCATACAGGTTTATAACAATATTTTGCGCAGTGGGCGGAGTGGATAAATCAATAAGATCACTTCCATTAACCTCCTTCCCGTTTAGAATATGTGCATTCAATGCACCATGTATATTTCCAGTTCCAATTGCTGTGACATTATCTGCCGCCTGTTGAGCGGCCAGAACCTGTAATGCTGCAATCTCACTGGCTGTAAGTAATTCTCCGTACTGGGCAAGAATCTTCCCGGCAGTAATGGTCGCTTGAGATCCGATTGAAAATTTCTTTGACTTCCACCGATAGGGTTGACGAATTCCAGCGGAATTGAATTCATAAATAACATTCGCCAAGGTATCTGGATCAATCTGACTGACATACAGACGATCATTCTGAGAATCAGAATAGATTGCATCGACATCTATGTTAAAGTCGCTACATGAGATCGTGTTATTCGCCATCTCAATAACGATTCCTTTCGAGTCAGTAAACCCGATATATCGAGTATCCCAGTTAGTCGATCTAAGTTGGGATGGATCTCTCTCCTGCCAAGTCTCCCTGTCATACAGAGACTCAGTCAAAAGCTGTCCTCCCCCATAGCCTATCGAATACAGTCCATCCGGTGATGGGTACACAACTCTACCCTTCATGGAAACAATGCCCTGCTTGGCAACACATGCCTGATGATCTGGGTGTATTGTCATGGTCATGGTAGATGGATGATTCCCAACAATCAAAACAGGCTGATCATCAGTACAAACAACAATGGTATTCCCGAATAACCCCCCTCCAATAATCTTGCTAACAACTGCCAGTCGATATTTTATCGGCCAAGCATGTGGCTGATACGGCTCACTAAAACAAACTTCATAATCAGTAAATCCAACCAATATTCCATTACTGGCATCAAGCAACCCAAACATGTTAGTTGGAGGCAGATCATAATCGGTGGTGGATACAACCTCACCAAGCACTGCGTCAATATTGGTATCCGAATAAGTGGCAGAAGGGGTTATTTCAGCCACAAACTGATATGCCGCCGCATTAACACCTGACACTGATCTGTATATCCTGATCTTGTTGATTGTGTTGTACTCAGCCGCATAACTGGTTTGCATTGCTGATAGATTACATTGAAATGCCGCATCAGTTGTATCAATATTAATCAAGGCTGATGCCGGACTCAATGCGCTCTCTTCACCGAATTGAGAAACAAAGGTATACACATAAATATGGGCTATTGGTGTCGCTCCCGCTATGCCAACAGCAACCGTTGGTGCTGTAGTGGGCGCAGGTATTCCTAATGACACAGAATTTTCGGGGTAGATCCCGGTGCCTCCCGGGCCATCTACTCCGGTTACCGTGTCATTTGCATTATCTGACATTTGTGGCTTAAAGGCTGTGCCACCAGTGAAATAGATCCGTGATGTCGTGTCATTACTGATTGGAGCCTTAACGATATCAACATCAGTTGACCATGTCAGCCAACGATCTGCACCTGTTCCCTGATAAAGATATATCGTCGAAAGAGAAGGAGTTACCAAAGCAGGTGTATTAACCAATATGGATTCGCGCCAAGACTGAAGCGACAAAGACGTCAGTCGGAGATTTTCTCCAATCTGACCCTGAGATTCGCTCAGCATTCTAGCGTCCAGTCTAGGGGCTATCCCTTGAAACTGTCTTACTTGTATTCTAGCCATTCGTTAAGTCCCTGTCGTAGAAAATCATTACGCAAGAACCGACCCATGGACAGGGCCAACAACTGGTCTCGAGATATAGGTAGATCCCAATATGGCCGAACCACCAGCGCCACCAGACAAAAGATGAGCCAGCACCATCACCACCGAAAATACCTCCATTTCCGCCAGCAATACCATTAATAATCTCTATTCGATAAGTACAACTGGCATCAACTATAGTGTGGCTGGCGCTTGCACTACCCGCTCCTTGGACATTAATGCTACCGCTTCCCCCGGCATTACCGTTCACATTACCAGTTCCTGCTGCACCACCGTTTGATGCGCTTCCGCCTCTTCCGCCACCACCACCAGAACCACCAACGCTTTCAATACCCGTACCATAACAGCCTTTAGTTGGATTTAGATTCCCAAAACCATAATAACCACCCCCGCCACCTCCGCCACCTCCGGCAATACCGTAGGTTCCAGAGTTGTTGTACAAAAATAATTTTGTAGGGTCATTGAAGATGCTTACAGTTAATGCATTACCACCAACACCGCCAACAGTGGGGTTTGTCGATGGGTATGTTCCGCCATTTCCGCCCGCACCACCCATACCAACAATAGCACCACTGCCTGTTAGGTGAACTTCTACATGAGCATAACTTGACAGATTGCCAATGGTCAGAGCAGGGGTTGATGTATTGTTAGAAGCAACCAACCCAGTGATGGTAACGATTATTTTCTTGTGTGGCTGTAGGGCTGAAAACCCCGGTATGCTGGCTAGGTCAACATTTGTTCCACCAGAATAGAATATTCGCTGTAGCCTGCCTGCAGCCCCGACTAAGCCTCTGCGTTGTGTGAATACTGGCATATCACGCCATCGCCAATCCACCAGCGAATCCGAACCATGTGGTTCCGCCATCTCTGGTCATTATGGTTACAATATCGCGACCTGTCGTCCATATCGGAACAATTCCATCGGGCCACTCAATGCTTGCAGGGAACGCCACGCCAAATGTGGCCGCGCCAATCATTTCCAATGTCATACTAGTCACCCTCGCTGATGGAACCGTGGTACTGAATGTGTAAGTCACTGCACCAGTAAAGGTAGTCAAGAAATACGAAGCAACATCAGCNTNNAANTTAACCACTCCGCTTCCTGCTGTCTGATTCATGTCCTCGCTATATCCACCCTGCATTTTAAATAGACCACTGACATCGAGAACACCAGTCAGGGTAACATTGGTGGCCCCGGTAATTGCACCACTTAAAGCCAAGGAGGNTGCTGTTAACCCACCAGTGGACATATCAAATAAGAATCTCTGGGTNGTATTTTCCCTGAAAACAATATCACTCAATGCATTAACATCTATGTACAGATTATTGTCATTTCCTCCGTATAAAGACGAATCTTCACCCGTTCCAAACTTGAATGCCAAGTTATCCTGCATGGTGATATTGCCGCCGGTTCTAACTGCGGCAGTGTCCAGCAAAACAGTATTGGTCTTTTGGGAAAAACCATCAAGAACCCCCTTCGTAACCCGAAGCTCAATAACGTCACCAACCTCCCACTGCCTTGCGGTGGTTCCCTCCAATCCTCTGGTAATTGTTGTGAACGCATCGTTTGTTCGAGCAGAGCATTCGATGACTTCGATATTGTTCGATGCGTCAGTCAACGTACATCGAAATGTATCCCCGCCTGATGGGTTAGGGAACAAAGCGCCTTCTGTCGCTGTTACACTTAATGTTGTTGCCCCAACAAGGACTTGCCCAACAAGGACGGAAGCAGCATTGTTTTCAAACAAAAATGACATTAATAGAATCTCCTACTCCAGTAAAACCCATACTCTTGAGGAGCAGCTTTTGTTGAGCCTTGAGCATTACTCTTGGCATCTCGGATTCTGGCCTCGACCCAACCTTCATTAATAAACTGTCGCCTATGAAATTTCAAAGAAGCCGGATCATACCAGCCCCGTCCTTTCATCGCTTTTAATCTCGCTTTCGCGCCATGCGCAATTGGCTCGAGCCAGTCATTAAATAAAAAATCCGGCCCATCAACAGATGCTCTTGTTGGCTTTAATATGGCCCACAATTGAACCTCGTAAGCTGCATCAGGAACAGGGTCAAATCGGATTGTGCTTGGCGTATTTTGTAACCAATTGTTCGGCTTATTCTTTATCGTCGATAACGCATACCGATCTTGGTGACCAAGGGGGAATTCAGGCAAAGGGACGGCATCGATGGTAAGTCTCACCTTGTTGAGACTAATAACCTCGGTATCGGCAGGAGTGACCAATGTGTATTCATTCGTTCCATCCACAGTATTTAAATTGGCCAACTTTATCCGATAGACTCTGGATTGATTGCAAAACTCAATAGCTGCATTGCGAATCGCGTTCTCAGCCAATGATATTGGGCAACCCGAAACATCCGGCATTACCTCTTGCAAGAAACTTTCCCAACTAACGGACACCTTGTTGCGCCTCCTCTGACGGAGAATAGACAATATCACGCTGGTACTTCTTGCCCATTATCTCATAAAAGGTGACTTCATGTTTTCTAGCTCTGGACTGACTGGAGGCAGAATCCACCTCAACAGAATAAGCTCGAAACATGCACCACTGGATAATGTGATTGCGATAAATATCCCCTAACGAAAGGGTGTCAGTCACTACGGATATTTTCGCCGGAATAACCGATGTGGATATCTCAATGTATCCAGTCCCATCAGAAGGAGGGTCAACATAAAATGTGTCTGGGGTTTTTTCATCGTAAACGAAGTTTTTGACCTCAGCAACTTTAGTGGCAGCATGCCAATTGAAATTGAAAAGATCTAACGAATCCCTATCTGCACTATAAATAGCTCTGCCGGGGGTCAACCCATCAGAACCCATATTTCCACTGATCGTTAATAATCGTCTGGATGTGGAAGGAACTGCTTGTCTGCTCCCTGAAACCATTTTCATGGTAGAGATAAGAGAAGACGCATCTGGACGAATAGACGCAATCATCTCTTGTGCAGAATTGATGTACTTAATTAATGCTGACTCAGACCAAGTGTTCTGAGATACATCATTAAGCTGCTCACCCAATTCAGAAATAATTTCTGAGGCAAGCATTTATGATTTCTTTTTGGCCTTTTTCTTTGGTGCTACAGATTTTTTCACCGGAGCTTCTTCTGGAACAGGTTCATGCAAGCGGATGAATTCAACAGAGTTTCGGTACTCTGCTTGATTTTCCGTTGTTACCAGAATCTTTTGACCGCCATTTCGTCGCAGAACGTAATGTAAATTACTCATAGTACCTCCAGTAATAGGTAGCCCCGACATAATTCGGGGCTACCAGTTTACTTCTTACTTCTTGACGACACCAGTTGCAAGATAATCACCCTCGACAACCTTGTATCCGTAGACGTTGAGTCCACGAACCAGTTGACCAAAGGAGTCTGGATTGGGCAAGGTTTCCATTTTTGTCATCTGAGCGGCGAAGGTCAAACCAGCCTTATGCCCAGCAATGGGCTTGTAGATGGTTGCCGTGCCTTCAGTGATACCAACGATGTTGTTTGACAAGTAGATCTCAAATCGATCAATCATGCCAATCAATCCATTACGCAGGATTGAAGTACCATCGCCTGCCAGAGAAGCATCCTTCAGGTCAGACTTTTTGACCATGGATACCATCCACGCAGGAATTACCAGCCAACGTCCAGTTTCAGGGACATTTTGCTCATCCAGAACCAAACCAAGATCCACGATATAATCGAGAATGTTGATAGCAGTAATCTGAACAGCAGCGGAGCCGTTGGTTCCGATATCACCAAGATTGATGTCGGCAGAGATTTTACCTGCAGTAGTACCTTTGTTGGTCACAGCAGTAACATCGGCGATGATGTTGGTCAAAACATCTGAATCGACCGCGATCTTCATCTGCTCGGAAGCATCTTCTGACCAGTCATCCATCAGATTGATGTCGGACTGCATCGCATGAACATCATCCAGAGCGAACGCAAAATACTTACCCTTGTTGATATCGAGGGTTGTGTTTGCACTGGTGGGAGTTTCATACGCCAACTTTGCACCGACTTGATAGTCAGTGATGGTCATTGCTGGAGTGGTGCGAATAATGACCTGATCACCGTAATCGCTGATCTCGCCTTCGTAGTCAGTATTTGCAATTGCCCCGAAAACGGTTGCTGTGTAAAACTTTTCCACAAGTTTACCAGACCATACGGTGGGGATGAATTTTGATGCGCCAGCGGAATCGTAACCTGCACCTGTATACGCTCCGCCGCTGATCCAGTCAGCACTGGAAATAGTTAAACCTGCCATGTCTATGACTCCTGTTTAAAAGAGCCAGAGGAGCTACCGAATACGGCCTTCCTTCTGCGCTCTAAAAATTTTCTCTTCAATCAGCCGCGCTTCATCTGGATTTCTACGGTATTTCCCCAGCTTCTTGTCGTCATAAAACTGCTTGATCGACGCTGCGGTGTAGATCTCCGCTTCCCTTCCCGGTGGAGTGAACTCGTTAGAATTCCCCACGGAATCGGGCATATATGTTGCTTGGCCTGATTCACCTTTCCAAGCAGTAAAAAAACTGGCTACAACTTCCGCATTAAAGCCTCTTTGAGCTTCAGATAAGAAAAATTGACGCTCTCTCCCGGTCATAGGATGTTCTCCCGCTAACCACTTATGAAAGCTTTTATCCTTATTTATCTCTTCCCAGTCAGGAACCTTTTTATCCAGAAACTCATAGAACTCTTCTTCTTTCGTCCTAATATTGTCCTGTTTGATCCCATCAAACTGGTCTTTTAGCTCCTTTACCTCTGCAGCGATATCTGAAGAATTATCATTTGAACGGTTATTAGCAACCCGGGTTACCATGTCGAGAAAATCCTGACCGTATTCTTCCACCTCAGCTTGCGTGAAAATTGGTTCCTGCACCGCAGGCACCACAGTCTGAGCTTTCTCTACTAGCTCTTCGAGTTCCTGAACCCTCGCATTCAACGCCTCTTTATCGCCTCGCAACTCAGTAACGGTCTCGTCATGAGTTTTCTTCATGCCTTTAAACCGTTTCTCCCAGTCTACTTCAGGTTCGGCAGGAGCCTCTTGTGGAGGGCCACTTTTGCCTGCTAACTGGTTCTGAATCGCTAATGCTTCGTCTGCCTGTCGCTTTACCTCTCTTGGTATTGCCATTAAAAACTCCAATAATGATCGGCGTGAACCGGATTATGAAAATCCCTATACAGGGTCAACTGGACTCTTTTAGTGTGATCGTTTATACGGACACTTGAAAGTGGTCAGTTACAACAAACGCTTCGACTCTTCAGCAAGCTTCAAGAACTCTGTAATGTCTTGAGCCGCGCCTTGGTGCCAACGCATTTTGTATTCTTCTATCTGTCGATCCCCATCTTGATGGGTTCGAACTAAGCACTCTTGCAACCAATGCAGGATGTGCTGAAAATTTTGGTTGGACTGCAAANCAGCCAACGATTTCATTACTTTCTGGTCTGGCTTATAAATCATCCGTTGCCACCAAGATCATAATGATCTCTTCATCATCGTTGAACACGCTTTCCTTTAAATCTTCTGACGCTTTCAACTTGGTTATTACTTGATTATACAGNTCTTTCTTTGCTTTTCTACGGGTTATCCCCATTTTTTCCACAGCTTTATCCAATAATTTATCAACATCATCGTATGAATTGATAATTTCAGAAGGCTTTTTCTTCTCGACTAAGTCATATTTTTTCCCGTCTATAACAAATTCTGTCTCACCTGTCTGAATATAAGGGAGCACTTTTTTGTCAACATGGAGTTGGGAATCAAGTGGTTCAAGTATTGGTTTGAAGATTAATAGCGGAAACTGCCTTCCACCGAATTCGTCCTCCGGTGTGAATAAGGCGATTCCACAAAAAACACCCAATGAAGCCATCCCTAGCGCCTTGGTATCCCCGCATTGCACCCCAAGGGTTGATAAACCGACGGCGCTCATTGCCGTGTCTGGACGATATCACTCCCTGACGTTGCAGCTTGGATATCAATATCGGTTGCAGCAATCCCGCCGTCCGATTTATTGGTGAGCGGGTTATTTGCATCCAAGCCAAGCCTGCGCCATATCTCCCGTATTTTGACTGGCTCGGGTACGTTAGATATCACAACGAGGCCACCTGTTTTTGTTAAGCCATCCGTCATCGACCAGACGTATTCCTGATAATCCGTGGGCGCAACGGCGATGTTTGCCTGATCCCAAACGTATAGGCCCGTCCCGGATATCTCTACACAGCGGCTATTCGTCAGGGCAACGGATAATCCCGTGATTGGGTCATACAAGCTAATTGTGACATTAGATAAGGTGGGGAAGGTTCCGATAAGGTTGTAGACACCCCCGGCAGCCGTGGCAATCCCTGTGCTGGCGGTCTTACCTGCCCAATCCCACGTTGCTGGAATCCCGAAAATAGCTGTGCCAAGCTGAATGTCGGCAAGTTGACCTGTCCAGTCCCACGTAGCTGCGGAAGTGTTTATTCCCGAACCCGTGTTGACCGCAGCTCCCTGACTTGTCCAGTCCCATGTCGCGACATCAGCCGGGATATCTGTGCCGACACCAACGACAGCAAGTTGACCTGTCCAATCCCATGAGGCGCTGCCCGCCGTAATACTCGTCCCAATCTGGATATTGGCTAATTGAGCTGTCCAGTCCCACGTAGCTGCGGAAGTGTTTATTCCCGCGCCTGTGTTGACCGTGGAGAGCTGCCCTACCCAATCCCACGTAGCTGCGATACCCGATATATTCGTAGCCGCTTGAACCGCAGCAAGCTGACCTGACCAGTTCCACGTGGCAACAGAAGCTGAGATTGCTGTGCCAATCTGGACGCCTGAGGTTTGGCCCGACCAGTCCCACGTGGCAGAGAGGGCATCAATTGATGTGCCGATTTGAACACTAGCGTCCTGCGCCGTCCAGTCCCAAGTCGCGGCAACACCCGTTATGTCTATAGGCGTAGCTGCATCGAGGAAAACGGTAGAGACTTGAGCCGTCCAATCCCATGTAGCCGCGACCCCCGTGATCGACGTGCCAGCTTCCGGGGTACTCGCCGGAGGGGTGTTACCTATAAATATCCGGGAGATTCTGGACATGGCTTAGGCCGGGATGAGGAACTGGTAGGGGT